TTTGTAACAAATGATGTTGTAGATGCTGCTGATTGATAAGGAATCTGGCCGCCCGAACCACCTGCAACATTCGTTGCTGTGGTTGCTGTGGTTGCATTACCAGTTAGAGCACCAACAAATGTAGTTGATGTAACTGATGTCAGTCCAGCTACTGTGGTAGTTGTGCTACCAAGTGACATACTTGTCGAACCAAGTGTTAATGAACTATTTGTTAGTCCTCCATTTGGAATGCCTGTAATATTTGCACCCGATAATGATGGATTATTAGACCAACTCGGTGTGGGTCCAGAGATAAGAACTCTATCTGTAGAACTTGCACTTAGAAATGCTGTTACACCTACTGCTGATTGATATGGTACGGAACCGACGGTTCCACCAGCAAGACTTGTTGCAAGTGGAGATGTTCCAGTAAATGCTGCGGTTGTTACACCTGTAACCAATCCTTTAGCATTTACTGTAACAACAGGAATGGCCGTGCCGGAACCATATGTACCGGGTGATGCATTTACTGTTGCAAGTGTTAGTGGAAGAATACCACCAGATGTCACACCGGTTGCATCACCTGATGCTGAAAGTCCTAATGCGATATCAATAGTCTGTGGCCCAGAGAGCTTTGTAAGAACAATACCGTTTGAACTTGTTAGATTTGTATTTAGGTAATCATAGATTTCCGGGGTAATATAGGCATTCTGCCATTCACTGATTGTACCATCGTATCTTAGAAACTGTCCTGTCTGTGCAGACACAATACTTACATCGTGTAGGTCACCCAGATTAAGTGAAGACGGGCCACCACCTATGTTGCCCATTTGTACGCCCGCTAGTTTGATTGCCATTTTTTTATTATCCTATTATTATGCTGTATATGATCCAGATGCGGTGAATTGCAAAATTGTATTTGCACCAGATGTTGTTACAGTCGGTGAGCCGGTAGTTGTACCTGTGTAATTTGTTGTAGGTATAGAGATAATAACAACACCCGATCCGCCGGTTCCACCAACTGCGCCTGTGACGTTTGCGCCACCAGCGCCACCACCACCACCGCCGGTATTAGCAGTAGCATTTCCGCCGTCGCCGCCATTTGCTGATGTCCCAGATCCGCCACCTCCTGAACCTGCTGCACCACCTGTTCCACTATATGCTCCACCACCACCACCACCAGCATAGGTGACTGAAGATCCAGTAATGGAAGATGCTAATCCAGAGCCGCCGTCACCGCCCGCGCTGGTGGCATTATTTCCGCCAACCGAACCTGCACCACCACCGCCTGCTGAATTATTCGGGGCTACGGTTCCGTTTCCGCCGGCATTACCCTGGCCTGCTGTTCCTGCTCCACCAGTGCCACCTGCGGAACCTGCCGAAACTGCGCCACCACCTGATCCACCGCTAAGACCGTTATATGGGCCACCACCTACACCAGGGCCGCCAGGGCCGCCACCTGTAGTTGTTACGGTAGTTATTCCCGATCCCGATAGCACTGAATTACCACCTGCGGTTCCAACACCAGTTGAGCCGCCAGTTGAACTACCATTCCAACTTGATGTTCCATTTGCTGCGCCTGCTTGGCCACCGCCGCCTACGGTAATAGTATAAACAGAGGCTAACGAAAAATTTACTGTGCCGGTTAGCAGGCCGCCGGCACCGCCGCCGCCGCCACCCTTATCATTTGAAGCGTGGCCACCGCCGCCGCCGCCGCCGGCAACAACAAGATAATTGACAGAATATAAGCTCTGTCGATGATTGGCAGCAAGTGTTGCCCCATACGTTGATCTAATTGCAAACATTGTATTATCCTTAGAAGTCTAGGCCGCCAACAAATCCGAACAAGGTTGTACCGCCATCGAATGTTACCAAATTGATAATATCTGTTTTATTGGCAGTAGTGGTGAGTGTTGGTGCAATACCACCCGACCATTTCACACTTGCACTCCATGCTACAGTTCTGCTTCCAGTGGCATCCTGCTTCAAAAATAAGGTCATGTTATATACTCGACCTGTTGTAGGAATATTTGAGAATGTCTGTGTTGTTATGCTTGCATTCATATCTACCGCAAAGTTATTGCCTAACGAACAATCGAAGTCAGTTGTAGCTGCTGCTGTTACTGCTGTACTCAATTCTGTGTAGCGAGCACCAAAATCAACGCTTGTACCAGCTGAAGTTGTAATAGCGCCTGCACTACTGATAGCCATACGTTGAGTTAACGATGTAGTTGCGGCTGTTTGGAAGATTAATGCTCCGCCACCAGCGCCTGAAGTGCCACCGCTGATCGTGACAGCACCACCGGCCTGTGTATTGACTGCATTACCGCCACGAATAACCACTGCGCCCGTCGTACCTGATGTTGAGCTGTTATTCGAATCACCACCGCGAAGTGTTAGAGAACCTGCTGCACCTGACGCGCCGTTTCCTGGTGTGTCACCACCGCGAATTGTAACTGCGCCACCGTTACCAAATCCAGAATCAGCATGGATAGTAATATCACCTGCACCAAATCCTGCACCACCTGCTGCCGTTGTATCACCAGATGCAAGCACAAAAGAACCACCAGTGTTAGCACCTGTTGCACCAGATGCACGGATAGTGAAACTTCCTACACCGCTTGTTCCGGCGAAGCCAGTTAATGTCTGTGCAGCATTAGCTACCGTACCGATTGTTGTAGCTGCTGCGATCGTCGAGACTGATAATGATGCCCATGTAGGTGATGTATTTCCATTGGAAGTCAATACCTGTCCTGTTGTGCCATAGTCTGTTCCACCAGAGCCAACTGACCATGCACCAGTGTTTAGAAAACGTAGACGTTCTACCAGTGCTGTATTAGGCGCAGTTGATATAACAATAGGACCACCAGATCCCGATGCCACACCGCCGTTTAGAGTAACTGCTCCGCCCGAACTTGCGCCACCTCCGCCATTTCCACCATATATACTGGCATTTGCACCATTTAATGTTACCGATCCATATGCCTGGTGATAACCACCAGTAATTATCACATCGCCGGCCAATCCTGTACCGGTTGAACCCGTTTGATTTCCGCCAGATAATAGTAATGTGCCAGCATCACCCGAAACACTATTATGCCCGGCCTCAATAGTTGTACCACCCGCTGTCGAGCCAGACGCACTAGATCCACCACTAACACTCATCAATCCGGATGTACCCGTGGCTGGAATACCAGCACGTATCGCTAATGTGCCCGTACCTGTAGTGCTACTATCAATACCACGAATTGTATTATTAACAACAAGTGTTGTTAGTGTTCCCAATGATGTCAGCGATGATGTAACTACGTTGGCAGCGAGCGTTGTACCAGTAAGTGTACCAGCTGCTGCCGGTCCTCCACCGCCACCTGTAACCCAGGAAACATTTGTACCATCTGTTCCAAGAACTTTACCGTTCTGCCCAGACTGTGTTGGCAATAATGCATTGATAGCATTAGGTGCGGTTGATTGGCCGGTGCCACCGTTGGCAATAGAAACGATACCAGATAGAACCGGAGATCCACTCACGGTAGGTGTCTGACTAAAATTTGCGACCTGAGTTGCTCTGGAAATAGATATTGCAATATTTTGTGTGGCACCGTTATCAGCAACGGAAACAACTTCAAAGTTTGAACCGACTGATGCGCCGATTTCTGGAGTATTATTTGTTTGTAGAATCCAACGATCACTTCCGGATGTCTGGAAGTTTATAGGACGCATAGCAGTTACAAGATTTGAAACAATAAGTCCCGTATTTGTAAGAGTGCTGGTTGATGTTAATGCACCGGTTGTCTTGTTAATGACAAACTTATTTAATCCGCCGAATGTTCCAGCATCATTAAACTGAATAAAAGTATCTGATCCACCCGGGGCGCCGCCAGCTGAAGATGACCATAATACATTAGTTCCGTCTGTAGATAGAACCTTACCAGACTGTCCAGACTGTGTTGGAAGTAAAGCATTTGTTGCCAATACTGAGTTTATCTGACCAGTTCCACCTTGAGAGATTGGTAACGGACCTCCGTTTGACTGAACTAAAATATTACCTGCAAATTGTACGCCCATATTATATTCTCCAAAGTATTATCTATATTTATCTATTTTCTAAAATTGCCACACGATTTCTAAGTTCTTGTATCTCTTTGACAAGTAATGGAACTAACTTGCTATAGTCAACTGCCCAAACATCTGTGATCTCATCTGTGGTATCACCTACGCTTACTGCTCTTGGAACTACATTGGCAAGTTCTTGTGCTATGAAACCATAGTCTTCAACTTCGTCATTACTTTTCCACTTGAAGGTGCGAACTTGTAGGGCATCAATCTTTGCACTTGCGGATGCAGCATCAACAATATCCTTCTTCAATCTGATGTCAGATGAAGTGTTATATGTTGTTGTAGTTGAGGTGGTTACAATTGACCCGACTGCTGTTGTAGATCCATTACGATAGAATGCAATGTTTGCATTGGCGCTGGCGCCGGCGGTAACAAGGCTTAGACCACCAACGGTATCTAATGATGTGCCGGCAGTGGCAAATGATGTAGTAGTTTTACCAACCAGGAGATAACCACCATTTGGTTGTATTGCTAAATCCCTATATGCAATAGTTTGTTCAACTGATTGTATAGAGTAGGTGGCGCCTGTACCATTTACTGAACGCGCAAATATCAACTGGAAGTCAGACGCATCGGCGCTCGAGGAACCTAATCCAAATAAAAGACTATCAGCAGATGTTTTGGCAGCTGATCCTTTTACTGACAGACGAAAACCAGGTGTAGATGTTCCTACACCTAAATAACCCTGATTACTAAAGGTCATCGTTCCGCCATTTGTATCAAAGGTAAGATTTCCTGCAGTTTCAAAGTTTGTTATACCGAAGTTTGAGTTTAACAATCTTAACATCGCTCCACGTGCAGAAGTGTTAGTTGAAGTGCTGTTGTGGAAGGTAATTGCCGGTTGAAGCGAGGCACTATATAGATCGAGAATAGGACCAGTGCCACCGATAGTCGGAACAGCAATGTTACCAATGCCGACATTACCATTTACATCTAACTGAATACCGGTTGTGCCTGCAGTGCTGATATTGAGTGGAAAAGCGCCTTGCATTTTGATAATGCCATTACTTGAAGCGTCAAGGCCGACCAACAAGCCATTTGCGGCACCAGCACCTGTTCCGCCATTACCAAACTGCGCATATGATGCAACTGCACCGCCTGTATAGACAGTTAGTCTCTGTGCTGCCGGATTACCAATACCAACATTCCCGGAGGAATCGACACGCATACGCTCGACGGCATTAGTATATGTAGAAACATAACTATTTGCAAGTATCAAAGTAGCACCACTTGTGATCGCATTATCAATGTCGCCAAAGTAGAAGGTGTTACCTGGTGACAGAACTGCTGCACGACGTGCAGTTCCACCACTGTCTTTCATTGCTAACTCGATACCGTTTGCCATTGTTAGGACACCGGACATTGTGCCACCGGTTAGGGCAAGGTCTAACGAAGAATGTCCGGTCAATGCACCAACAAATGCAGTTGATGTAACTGATGTCAATCCTGCCACTGTGGTAGTTGTGCTACCAAGTGCCATACTTGTTGAACCAAGTGTCAATGCTCCGGTTCCGGTAAGTGCGCTATTCGGAATATTTGTTAGGCCTGCGCCAGAACCAGCGAATTGAGTTGCTGTAAGAATGCCTGTCGATGGAACAAACGAAAGCTTTGTTGACGACACATTCTGTGGTAGATTACCTGTGTTGGCAGAAACCCAGGTTGGATAAACTACCGTAGCGGTAGCTACATCGTTTGTAATAGCTGTATTGGTTGCGTTTGTTGCAAGCGTAGCACTTGCGACAGTCCCAGACACGTTAACAGTTACAGCACCAGTTGCACCCGATACAGAAATATTCGTACCAGCTACCAAGCTTGTTACACCGGTGTTAGTAACAGAAACGTTACCAGTTGCACTTGTGTTTACACTTAGGCCAGACCCGGATGTGAATGATAGGACACCTGTATTAGAAATAATGTTAGAAGAAATGCCAATACCTGTACCAGCAGAATATGTGCCCGAACCTGCAAATTGAACGAACACAATATTATCTGTGCCGATGATAACATAGTCATATGCCGGGGGTCCAGCATTAGTACCTGTACCAACAGTTATCTGAACCCACTGGGTTCCTGCGTTTGAACCTTCCTGAATATATGTTAGGTCGCCGGCTTCAACTTCAGTTGTAGGTGTTCCATCGAAGTCAGAAGAACGAGTTAAGATCCATGGAGTGCCGGCAGATCCTAAACTTGTTACGACATAGATGCCGTTTTGGATTTGAGTGGCTTGATCTTTAACAAGGAGACGTGAGTTAACTGCAAGACCCGAGTATCCACCGATTGTGCCAAGAACACCGTTAGCGGTAGCTGTAAGTGTTGCACCTACACCAGATGCACCGTTGCTGTATGTGCAAGTTGCAAGGGCAACCGATGTTGCAGTTTCGCAAGATGCGTGAATGTTAACTCCGGACGAAATGCTGTCAGCATATTGCTTTGTGACAGCACCCAGTGCATTGACTGGATCACCGGAAAGAATCAATAAGCCAGTCATTGTATCACCAGCCTTATTGACGGGTGTGAATCCCAGTGCTGTTGTGATATCTGACGAAGAAACCGCTGATGTAGCTGTTACAAGACCCTTACCGTTTACCGTCACCTTTTGAAATTGGTCAGACTGTGGTGAAGCGTTAACAGTTGCAAGTGTGCTAGTAATAGCAGTTGTACCCGACCCGGAAATATCTCCACTGAATGTAATATTTTGATTTGCAGTCAAATAAGAAACATTTGAAGCTGCAACCACCAGACCTTTAGAATTCACATTCACGTTATTGAACGTACCAACATTTGAATTAACAGTTGCTAATGTTAGGACCAGACCCGAACCTGACGCTGTGCCTGTTATATCACCGGTAACAGAAAGATTGCTTGCTGCTGTTACAAGACCTTTTGAGTTAACTGTTGTTACAGAAAACTGTCCGACATTCGAGTTAACAGTTGCCAACGTTGATGCGAACGATCCGGTTCCACTACCTGTTATATCACCGGTAAGTGTAATTGTTTGGTCACCAGTATTTGTTCCACTTAGATTCGATCCTGTAACGGTACCAGTGGCTGCTACACTCGTTGGTGTAATATCGCCTAGCCCAATTGAAATTGTACCTGTAGATGTTATAGGGGATCCGGATATAGTAATACCTTCGGAACCAGATGCAGAAACTGAAGTTACAGTGCCAAGCCCGGCCGGTGTTATCCAGGATAGGACGCCGGAACCATTTGTTACCAATGTCTGATTGATGGTTCCATCATATGCCGGCCACCTGTTGGCATTAAAAAATAGATATTGGCCGCCACCTGTTGCAGGATTTATATGTAGATCTTGTCCGTTGGATACTGTAATAAGGGCTGGACCACTAACGCCAGCATCTACAACTAGAGTATGATTTACATCAAGATCTATTACAAGATCTGATGCCGCTGGCGGGGAAATTGTACCGGCTTGAGTGATAATGGTACCATTCTTACCTACCTTAAAGGACGATGTACTCGTACCTTTTGCATTTATTGTAACTGACATAAGCACTCCTGTTCAGATTTTACCTGTCTAATATTTTCATACTAGTCTTTGCTTGAACTATTTATCTTCGAATAGAGATATTGATAAATACAAGAAACGAGGGTTTAGTATGGCCAGAATATCACTTTGGAATCCGGTAAAAACAAACGATTACAATTTTATCGATAGAACTATCGGTGAGAATTTTAGAATCGCAGGTGACGGTATTCTTGTGCATATGTATGAAGGTCCAACTACTGATGCGGCCGGTAACACCGATACATCACTCACAACTATCCAAGACGTATTATTTCTACAAAATAATAATAGAAAATATAATCCAAATGTTGTAGAACTAAAAGGGCATCACACTCCACAGGATGTAAACTATGACTTATCTCAGTTTGGTGTATTTCTAAGTTCGGATGTGATTCGTATTACGTTCCATAATAATGATATGTTAGATTCACTTGGTAGAAAACTTATCGCCGGTGATGTGTTAGAGTTTCCTAGTTATAGAGATGTTCCTATCTTCGATAATGCTGTGGGTATCAATAGATATTATGTTGTTCAGGATGCACTCTATGCTGCTGCCGGATATGGACAAAAATGGTTTCCACATATTTGGCTGGTAAGAGCGAAGCTTATGACTGCTTCACCAGAGTTTTCACAGATTATAGATCAGGCTGCTTCAGGACAAACCGATGGCGGTGTTGGACAGGGTATCGGTCTTATGCCACCAGGATTTACAGATACATCAGATAATATTGGTAATCCGGGATTAGGTCCAAATCCAAATATTACAAACTCATTGAATCTATTCTGCAAGATAATCGGACTTACAGATGCTATTGTTGCTGAAGCTGAATGTAATGCATTCTTTGATCCTAAGTTCTTTGAAAGTGCTAACCTGTATATCTATTTAGATCCAAATACAGGATATCCCATTATTGGTAGTAACTTTTTTAGTGGTGATGGTGCTCCGCCTAATCTATCAACAGACAATGCAGATAATCTAACACCTTCCGGACCATTGGTTGGTGCTGGTATTTCGTTCCCACCAGGAATGACAGATGGACAATATTATCTGCGAATAGATTATTACCCAGAGAGATTATTCCAGAAGCAAGGAAACTGCTACAAACTCATTGAGGTAAATGTATTGAAATCTTGGACTGCCTATAATCGTGTCCTTGACACATTCATTGATAATAATCGTGATACGATTCTTTCTGATGGAACTATTGTTCCAGAGAAACAAGCTATATCACAAGTTATAAAACAAAAGGTTGATCTCTATGCCGAGCGTAAGACAAAAGTTACCACAGACGAAGCTGCCAGACAGGCTATCGCTGATGCTCGTGCTAAGATAAAACCTAACTAAAGGATTTCTATTTTGGATTTTTTCTACGACGGTCAGGTAAGACGATACTTACTTCAGTTTATGCGAATCTTTTCTGATATAAAAATCAGAAACGGTCCAGATGCCAATGGCCTCTATGTAGTTCAACGAGTTCCTATTATGTATGGTGATCCATCTTCAATGGTTGCTCAACTTATCAAGGGTGCCAGTGAAAATACAATGTTGCCATCACCTATGTTTAGTGCCTACATTGATAGTATCAAGATGAATGATAAGCGTAGACAAGATTCCCAATATGTGGGTAAGGTGTCTACCGTAGAAAGAGAGTTCAAGAATGGTGCCTATACTGATCAACCCGGTGTAAGACAGGATGTCGATAGATACATGCCTGTGCCGTGGGATATCACATTCAAGTTAGATGTATGGACAACCAATACAACCGTCAAACTACAGATATTTGAACAACTTGCTACTATATTCAATAAGTCAGTTATGCTTCAACAGAATAGTAATCTATTAGATTGGACGAGTATTTTTGAAGTTTGGTTTGATGATTTTACCTGGACTAATCGTTCTATTCCACAAGGTGGCCAAGACGAACGAGATGTTATGAGTTTCAAGTTCAATGTTCCTATCTGGATCAATCCACCTGCTAAACTAAAGAGAAGTGGACTCATTGCCGAGATTGTTACGCAAGTATTTGAAGTTGCTGACGTGAATGCTATTCGTGCTGGTGCTGCTGGTGAATATGATCCATTTACCTGCTTCGGTGGAATACCTATGCAGATTGTTACAACCGAAGGTAACTATAGAATCTCTGTAACACGTAATGGCGCCATAGAAGAGATAACTTTGTTGAACGAGTTTGGACAGGTCGATCCGCTACTTAGCTGGCAAGACCTCATACAAAAATACGGGCAGATTACCCCTAATATCACCAAAATTAGGCTAAAGCTTGACCCTAACCTCGATGTCACTGATTCTGACATTATAGGTGGCATAATACAAGATCCACTGCAACAAAATGTGCTTATTTTTACACCGGACATCGATACATTACCGGCTAATACAATTCCACCTATATTGGATATTATTGATCCTACAGAAGTTATGCCTGGTAATGGATTACCGATTGCTATGGCTGGTCAAAGGTATCTACTGGCATCACACGATAGTAAGGGTGAAGAACCTGCTATACCACCAAATGTTCCAACAAGTCCATGGGGTCAGTTTATTATCGCCTATCCAAATGATGTTATTGAATACAACGGAATCGCTTGGGTTGTTATTTTTGATTCACGAAATGCTGTAGGTAAGAGTTATGTTGTAAATACATCAAACTCGACACAATATACTTTCGACGGGGTCGACTGGACATATACCTATTATGGAAAATATGCACCTGGATATTGGCGAATCGACAATATTATACAGGCACCAGATGGAACAACTATCTCAAACTACGAATAAAACTGGTGTAGGAACAATATTTGTTTCTACAAAAACAAACCGAGTATTATTAAATCTCAGAGCTCAACATAAGACACATTCAATGTGTTGGAGCCTCTGGGGTGGAATGATTGAATCGGGCGAGCAACCCAAAGATGCATTACTCCGTGAACTAACTGAGGAAATGGGTTTTGTTCCAGATATAGAAAAGATTTACCCGTTTGATGTTTATCAGAGTAAAGACAAACATTTCAAATATTACTCATTTGTGTCTATTGTGGTAGACGAGTTCGTACCGGAACTAAATGATGAGAGTTGTGGGTATTGTTGGATTGACCTTGGACAATGGCCTAAACCAATGCACCAAGGTGCTAAGATAAGTTTCTGTAGTGAAAAAGCTATCGAAAAGATTCGTATTATTCTAAGCCAACATCCTAACGCTGACGTCTAACTTCGTATACAACTTCAAAATCTGAACAGTCGTAATACATTTGTGGTGTTAGATTTTTATCAGACTTGATCATTGCTTCAAAATTTGCAAAGTTGATTTCATAATCTGGTTCTGCCATTAGTGCGGTGCGAACTAATTCAACACAACTCAATGCATTATCGTTTGCTAGATCAAATAAACTATCATACGGCTTACCTAACTCGCTATTAGCTTTTTCCATAACCTTTGTCCAATATTCTGCAGACATAGATTTAGGTTTTAGTAATGCAACTCCGTGGACCTGGAATACTAAACCAAAAGGTGAATAGTTTGTTCCTGCACCGGTTGCTTCAATTAATCTAAAATCTGCATCAGAGTTGACTTCATTTTCTAGATTAAGTAATGCATGGGCCCAATAACTCCATTTACGGGTTAGAACCCAACTTGCAAATCCAACGAAGAATGTTGATAGATGATTATTCCTATGTGTTACAATCACATAATAGTTATCTTTCAATAACTTTCTAAGAGAATCTAACTCTTCGGTAGTAAGTCCATTCTTATATCCCCAGTGTATCTTGCCAATATTGATTACTACAAATTCAGCAATTTTATCAAACAAACTCTTAAACATATTCATATTACTCTCCGTAAATTAATGGCCAGGTCGGTGAACCATTAAACATATCGTATGTCTCAGGAGTAGATGAAGCATACATCTGCGCCTTGTGCATCTCTGCTGCTGTGAATATTGTTGTATCTTTATTCGCAATAGTTCCAAAGATTTGCTGGGC